TGAGGAACCTTTACACCAAGCTCTTGAAGACTGGTATCTATCAATTCTTTCATATTAACTTGGCCTTCAGGTGGCTGATAACCTTCAGGTCTTCTTTTAAAATTTAAGGTAGGTTCTATGTTTGTATTTAAAAAATTTACTATGTCATCAGCTAAATCAACAACACCCAAGGCCGTATCTTGTACGCCCCCGGCAACCGCACGACCAGCAGCTTTAGCTGTATCTACAACGTCTGCACCAGTAAAACCAAACAGGTCCTCACCAGTTTGTTCTGGTGCGGTCATGCCGCCCATCATGTTAGCAAGCGTATTGTCAGTCTCTAAGACAACGCCGTCATTACCAAATCTTATGTCGTACGTTACAGCGTTTCGTATGTCGTGCGATTGTCTTCTCGCTTCTAATAGATTCATCCACCTATAGCCTTTTCAATAGCTCTAATTTCTCTATTTAATTTTCTTATAATCTCTGGTTGTGTCAAACCACCACGACGTAAAAGTGTTGGATAAGCTTCTGTACCATCACTAATAACCTTTGACCTCAATCCTTTTAAATAAGACAAACCAGAAGAAAGTTCACTTAAATCCTGTTCTGTATAAGGAATATATTTTTCTAAACTATCTACCGCAGCTTTTATAACAATTTCGTTTATAACGTCATCAAATTCTTGACCCATTTCAGCAATCAGTAAATTTACTTCAGCCGTTGCATCTATATCTTTACCCTGTCTTCTTGCCTCTTGAACTTTGTCCGTTAATCGACCTACAAGCCTAGCAAACGCCGTTGCCTTTTTAAAATTAGGGTCTTTGCTAGATGCTGGCTCGTAACCTGGAGGCAATTTAAAACGTCCACGCATAATACTAATAGCTTCTTTAGTTTCTTTGTTTTGAACCTCATCTGCTTTATTTGAAAATTTAACTCGGTCTTCGTTGCTCAACAAATTTGCTACAGAAACAACGTCGTCAATCGTAATATTGTCGCCCTTATCAATAAGAAAGTTTTGAGCCGTTTGGTCACTTATTGTGCGACGCATACCAGCCTCAAGAAATTCTCTTTCTAACTCAAGAGCCGCCGCTTCGTTCGTTTGACTAAGTGATTGAATAGCTTGTTGAAATTCTTCTGTATTTCCTACCATAATAGCTTTTTTAGCGCGATTTGTAAAAATTTGCTCATTGTCCTCAGTGTTTTTATTTTGATTTTCCTCAAGTTTATTTTCAAAATTTATTTGCTCAGATAGACCAGTTCGCAATTCTCTAGCTATATCGTTAAGAGAAACATCACCATTTTGCAGTATTTGTATCGGAACTTTTATATTTTCTGGCAAAGCCTCAATCTTGCTTGCTTGTATTTGTTTTATAATTTGAGGAGCCTTTGAGGATTTTAAAACAGTATCAGATAAATTTGATTTAGCCGACGCTAATACTTGTGCATCAAAACCATTTGACCAAGAGTTAATTTGCCCTTCAGAAAAATTAAGATTTTTCATTTCGTTTAATTTATTAAATTTAAAAAGAGCAATGTCTTCAGGATTAATTGGTCTTGTTATCTCATTCCCTTTTTGGTCTTTTTCAACAATGCCAACTCTTAAAAGGTTAGGTAAACTATCAAATTCTAGACTACTGTTTGCTATCCAAGATGCTCTAGATTTTTCTTGTTGGTTTGTAATATATGCGCTGTGATAGTTTGCATACTTAGTTTGAGCGTTGAGAGATAACTTAGCCTTCATGCTTCTAGCCATAGAAGGAACAGTTTCATCAAACGTAGAAGAATATCCTAATATGATTGCGTCTAGCTTATCTTGTAGGCCAGCCGGGTTAGCTTCTCTAGTCTTAAAGTCTAATATAGCAGCGTTCATTTCTTGATGCGCCGCAAGCTCTAACTCAGAAGACACAACCGTTGCCGCTGCTTGTCGTGCCGCTCGCCCAAATAAACTATTATTATCACCGGGCAGTTCTAATTCTTCACCCGTTTGTCTAGCTGCTAAAATTTGTTCTGCTGTAGGGGCGTTAGCCGCTCCATACTCTTCACCCTCTATTCTTGCTACTATACGATTTTGCTCTGCAAAGAAGTTGGTCATACGGTCTAGCGAACGTTGTAACGTGGCCTGACCCCGCTCTATAGCTTGAGCCTCAAGAGCTTTCGCTTCAGGTATACGCAGTGCTACCCGGCGACCTTGATATCGTACACTCTCAACCATTATTCTATCGGAGTTGGACCAGACGTTGCCATAACGTCGCCCACGTTAGTCGCTACATTTGCTACGGCTCCGATAGTGCCATAACGTACAGCCGCCTTACCAGCTAATCGAGCTTGCTGGGCGTTTGACTCGCCACGCAGTATTGCCATCTCAGAGTTCAAGTTAAGCTTACGGATATCCATACCCGCAACTTTCATTGAATTAAGATTGATTAAATCTTTAGTTTCCATCGCACCATAAGGGTCTAGTCCACCCGCCGCCGCATTTGCTACCGACGAACTCATAGCCACTAGCAACTCTCTCATGCGCTCGTTACCTTCTACTTTATAGTTTACCGCATCGGTACGAGCTTGGATGACCTCGTTTCGAGCTTTCATTTCGTATTGAACTTGCTGTGCTTGGGCTTGCCTTAATTGAGCAAAACCGCTCAGTGCTGCCCCCGCTATTTGTAAAAATGCTGCGCTCATGCTCCGCTACTCACTTTATAATCTAAACTTAAAACTGTCATAAATAATGGCTTGTCCTGGCTAATAGTAACCTGACCCGCCAACGAAAATCCCGGCAAACCGTCTACCGTCTTTATACCCGTAAAAGATGTAACACCTCCCGCACCCGATAAGGTGGTTTGTGTAGGTACTTCTTTACCGTCAACTGTTAGGTTCTGTGTCAAAAACATAATTGGTGACGCTTCTAAAATACGTCGCTTAGTTGACTGCATTGAACCTGAAGACAAACGTAATTCAACAGGTTGGGTTGTAACCTCAACACTAAAATCTAGACCCACCTCAACGTAAGAGGACGCTGTATCGTTAAGGGTAACGTTACCAGAACTTACGACCCTATCAGTATCAACAATATCATCTCTTACTATCTTTACAGTTTTGCCCTCTAGGTGTGACAGGCTTCCGGCTGTGGTGCTTCCCGGCAACGCTTGGTCTGGGCTAACCGACCCAGAAAAATATTGGAGTGCGCTATCAGTTGTGCGGTCATCGTCAAAGACCTCAAGGTAATATTTAACAGAACCGCCAATAGTTCTTTTGACTACAGTATAAATTGTATCTAGGTCTACACCAATGTCCACAAAGTTACCGTCAGTCGTCCACACAGCCGGGGCAACAATCTGTTGGGGTCTGTTAAGCATATAAGCCGCTATAGTGCCTGTCAGCCCCACAGAGGACGCTCTATAGCCTGTTGGGTCTGTTCCGTTAACAATCATCAACAAGTCACCCTCAGTCGTATCTGTGGCACTTCTAAGAGCCATACGTTGAGGATCAAGCAGCAAGTGTGAGTTTAGCAACGACACATTGTTAGCCACATAGCTAAGTTCTACATCACTAAAGAGCATTTCCCGTAGTGCTTTACCCTGACGCTGAATAAACAACGTGCCACCTTCAGCAGCTTGGGGCCGAATACCTAGCTTAGAACCACGCCGGGTTGCAGACTTAACAGTTATGTTTGCCGGGGTAATAGGAGATAGGTCAGCTTGCGGAATAAAAAACTCTGCACCTGTAGTAAAAATTTGTAAGTCACGCCCAGAACGTAGAGCCGTTATAGCATTTACACTATCTGTTGAAAGTGTAACCTTTATAGCATCATCGTCTAAACCTTCGGTTGGTTTAAAGTTAAAAAAGTCTCCAACCCTAGAGCCAAACAGTGTTGAAGGCTCAGAAGCAGAACCACCAAAATACAAGCGACCCTCATGAAAGCTGCACGTTCGGGGCCATCCTCTAGTGTTACTCCAAGCGTCCTCATATCCACTTTCAAGCTTATATTGGTTTTGAGGTACAGTTTCAGTATTGTGAAACGGTATCTCAACAACAGCATTTGCTACAGTTGTAGAACGGTTACTAACTATCTTTGCTCGACCAAAATCATTTGGGCCAATAATAAACTGGTCAACCATTGAGTTATTAAAAATAGCATTGTTACTTGTTATTGTTATTGCACCTGTGACCGCTGAAGGTGTAATATCTCCCGCTGGGTTTGAGTTTGATAAAGTAAAAGCAGACTTAGGCGGAAAAAGGGTTATTGTTGAAACTGTCCAAGTTGTATTATTAGCCCCACGCACAATTTTAAATGGAGCAAAGGCTTCATTCACAACAATCAAAGTATCAGCAGATTGCGTAAAATAAATTTTATCCATATCAATCGCGGTTTCTATGTATAGTGTGCCGACATTAAAATCAACGTAGCTATTACCTGACCCGTTGATATTAGTAAGCAAAACTTGGTCAGCAAAAAACCTAAATCTCAGAGTTGTATCCGCAAACCTTGTGGCAACAATCATAAAGTTCTGGGTCGTGCTGAACTCAAAGGGTATGAGCAACACGCCATTGGCTGCATTGTCAGCAGTTAAATCTTGTAGAAACCTTAGACCTGGGCGGCGACTAAACCCGCCTTGCGGCTCAAAGAGAACGTTATCGGCTGTGGCTACAGTGTTATAGTATTGCTGTAAATCAGTGCGACCCCGTAGTAAGGGGTCCATTTCACCACCCGTAAAACTTGCCTGATATGTTTGGAATTTGCTCATCTAATCTCCGTGAGCATATAATCACTAATAACTCCCGGCGTTTGACCCGCACTATCAATGCTAACAGCCTGTCTAAAATAACCACCTCGCATACCTTCGCCAGGATTACCCAATGCTATGTTGCGCCATAACTCTACTTTGGTCGTCTGGTCTGTAATTGTTTCGGCCAAATGCCACGCAAGTTGATACGCTAGAAGGGTAACAAAATAACTAGGCATAGCTCCTTCGTTTACATTCTTTTGATAATCTATTGTTATGGTTTCTTCATCAGAAAACAAAACTGTACCACCAACTGAGGACTGTCCTATCTCCCAGTTTTTTATAAGTGGTGAACCAGGCGTTGTGCTGGCTCTTACGGCTCGCGGAACACCTGTGAGCATATCATTAGGTAAAGCGTACTGATATGTCCATTCGCTAGTAGGCGAAGTCGTTTCTCGTGGCAACGTTGATTTGCCAAGAGTAAACGTCCAAGAATACATCGCTAATGTGGAAGTTTTTATTTCGTTGTACAAAACATTACAAGCGTCGGCTGCTGCTGACCCTTCCACGAAACTTGTTATTTGGCTTGCTCCTAAGAACACTAAGGCTTTGTTACAAATGCTTATATCTGTGTCACCAATAGCCATTCTTTTCTCCTAGAAGTAAGGGGGCGTTGCCGCCCCCAAAGTATTAGTCTGAGTCAGTTACGACAGCGATTACTGTACCGTCTGACATATCAACAACGCCAGAAGCGTTACTGACCACAACGTGCATAGTAATTGTTCGTGTACCACCCGTAGAGCCATGAACGATAATCATATCGCCAACGGCCAGAGTGTCTGACAAGTCGTTGAAATAGCCAGAGCCATCCACGACTGTATGTGCGTCCGTAGTGGTGTAGCAGTAGAGTGCGGGAACCGTACCCTTCATGCTTTGACCACCTAATGAGGACATACCAGTTGCTGCAAATGCCATGATTATCTCTCCTTATTCTTCACAAACAACATCAACGAGGCCGTCAACATCTATAACGCCACTGCCCATTGAGAGCATCGCAGTTACTAGAAAAGACGTTTTCTCAGGGATGTAGTTGATTTCTGTTTTTGGAGCGATACCAACACCAACACCGATTGCTGAACGATGGAAAGCAAAACAAGTTCTATCAGCAGTAGCCAATGGTAGACCACCTTCATCTCGGTCACCTACAATGTGGAACTGAAAGCCTAGCATTGAGTTCACGCTTCCGCTTACTAATGCTTGTACAGTCTGAAAATCACTCGAAATCGCACGTTCATCACCGAGCAAACCAGCTAGGTTATTAGCATGGATTACAAAGTGACGGTCAGTTGGAGGCACGTTTTTCGCATCCAAAGCTTTTTTCGCAGCTAATATTTTACCAACATTAAGGTTTGATGCTGTAGCTGAACCAGAGGTAACAACAGTCTTAGCAACTGAAGAACCCGCCGAAGCGGCATTAAGTGCATCAATAATGATTTGGTCTTCACGGCGTCCGATAGCATTACCCACGACTTGCGCTAGTTCTTGACGCTCATCGAAGTTAACTTTTTGCTGATTAAATATATCAGAATATTCAGCAGCAACAAAGTCTTGCATACTTATTGAAACCTGTGAAAAAGCTGCATTGATTGGAGTTACGTCAGTTTGTGGAACGCGAACCGACGCAGTACCTTTACCAACTTTCGGGAATTTTACGGTGTCTCCCGTCACACCATTTCGGGTCCGTGCAGCACCACGAAGAACAGCAGCACCTTGATAGGCTTGATGTACTTCCGCTTCAAATAGCTGGACGAACGCCGGACTAAGGTTCGTAGACATAATTTATAGCTCCTATTATTGAACCAGTTAAATTTGTCGCCGTTATAGGTTGTCGGGAGTTCCGGCCTTTGGCTTCGTGGATACGTCCACGCCCGGTGTATTTCTACACGCCAAACAGGCCCAGAGGGTTATCTGTTGAAAAAAAAGATATACTACAAGCTGTAGCTTGTAAATACTTTATACCCTACATTTAGAGTTTGTACAAAAAAAGCCCCCGTAAAAAGGACAAAACGGGGGCAGTTAGGCGAAGTATAACGCCACAGGCATTATCCGTATCTTTGCTCAAATTCCCTTTCTACTCCGCGAGTATATGCCATATCATTACCGTAGCGTGGGTCTGCCATTTTGCTCTGCATAGAACGTTTAAAATCATCTTCACTTGTTCCAGCTTCCGCTACATCCGCTATTGGAATTTTCGACATATCACCTGTCATTGACCGCACCTTTTGCATAAGACGCTGACCAATAGCAGAGCCGCCCCAAATGTTTAACTCAGCACGTTCTTCCTCAGAAATAACACCTTTACGCTGTAAGGAATCAGCCCAGTTAATATTTGATTTCAATATTTCATCAGCATTAGGACCAAGAGCCTCACGTTCTCTTTGTAGGTCTAACTCTACAGCCGCCATGTCTTCACCCGCCATGCTTGTAATAGAGCCAGCTAGTTCATCAAATGCTGCTTGATTGACGCCATATTTTTGCGCCCAATCTAAATAAGTAGACACAAGCGGGTCATCAGCTTCATATCCAGCCTCTGTTAAAACTTCGGTGTTATATTCTTTTGGTGCTTTGTGCTGACCTTGTGAAAACTTTTTTTCTAACTCGTCATAAGACTTCATCATCTTTTCTAGGTCTGGCCCTTCTTTTTCATCCCAAAACTTTTCTGGTATGAACTCAGGACGCTCAAACGTTTCTTCTTCTGTGGGCTGGTCTTCTACTTCGGCATCTGCACGATGCTCAATAGTTTCACCTTCTTCTACGGCCTTGTCTTCTTCTAAAGCTGTAGCGGCCATCAAGCCATCAGGAGCCGCAACTTCTTCGGTTGTTCCCTGGGCTTCTTGGTTGTCACTCTCGCTCATTTGCTCGTTTTATCCTCTGTTCAATTTCACGCACTAAACTATTCTGCCCTTCCCGTGCGTATCCAAAAGAAGGGTCTGCGCCGGGTATCCATGCGGGTTGTTCAATAGTTATTGCCCGTAAGTTTTCTAATACCTTTTGCCCGGCTTCAGTATCAAAACATCGTTTGAACTGAATATCTAAATCTCTTTGTGTCGATGTGTTGGGCAGTTCTAAGTGTGTAACACTTGAGTCTACACCATCCCAACCCGGTGAGTTTATGCTGCGAATACGCTCTGCTTGGCTCAT